CCATATGTCTGAGAAAGACAAAGAGTGGCAAGAACGTTTTGAAAAATTAGAAAAAGGTGGTACTATTGTTGCCCCTAAGTCTGATGAAGACATTGAGGCATGGGCATCTGAGTACCCTGATATTGCTGGTATAGTAGAAACAATTGCTACTAAAAAAGCTAAAGAATTATTTAGTAAAGCAGAAGATCGCTTACAACACCTAGATGAAATGCAGTATGAGACTATGCGTAAGTCAGCTGAAGCTACTATCTTAGAGTCACACTCAGACTTTATTAAGCTAAGTAAGTCTGATAGTTTTCATGACTGGGCAGAAGAGCAACCTATATGGGTTCAAAATGCTGTCTTTGAAAATGCTGATGATGCTCGTTCTGTAATTAGAGTTATTGACCTTTACAAGGTTGACAAGGGATTAACCAAACAAGATAAGAAGGCTGGTAAAAAAGCAGCTGCTGGTATGGTTAGTAGAACTTCAAAGACTAAGTTAGATGCTGAGGAAGCTGGCGGACAAATCCGTGAGTCTGATGTAGCTAAGATGTCTAACAAAGAGTTTGGAGATCGAGAAGACGAAATTAACAAGGCTATGAGCAGTGGTAAATTCGTTTATGATATAACTGGAAGTGCACGTTAACTATTGACAACTGCACAAACAGGAGTATAACTAAGAGCAGAATATAAAGAGCCTCCTCAAGGACTACCTCTAATTCTGCTTTACTAAAAACTGAAACAAGAAAATAAGAACCACCTGAGTAAGTACAGGCCCAAGTTCTAATTGGTTGGCCGACTGATTTAAACTTGCACCCTGGAAACCATTCAGCCCCTTAGTATTAATGTTTAGTTTCATGAGTCGGGATGTAAAACAACTCACTCTTCGCTGAGATATACATCTCAATTTTTAAGCCAAACACCTATGGAGGATTTAACATGGCTTTTTCAACATCAGGTGGATATGGAAACTTACCTAACGGTAACTTTAGTTCCATTATCTACTCAAAAAAAGTACAACTTGCTTTCCGCAAGAGTACAGTCGTAGGCGACATAACTAACTCTGATTATTTTGGGGAAATTGCAGCCCAAGGTGATACAGTGAAAATTATTAAAGAACCTGAGGTAAGTGTGAGCCAATACTCACGTGGTACTCAGGTATCAGCACAAGATCTTGACGATGAAGATTTTTCACTAATCGTAGACAAAGCGAATTATTTTGCTTTTAAGATTGACGATATAGAAGAGGCCCATTCCCACGTTAATTTTATGGATATGGCAACTAACCGAGCAGCTTATCGTTTAGCTGATAACCATGACCAAGAAGTTCTAGGTTATTTATCAGGTTTTAAGCAAGGCTCAGTTCATGCTAATGCTAATGCTGTTAATGATGTAGTAAATGGTACTGTTGCTGTAGCAACTGCTGGTACAGATGAATTACTAACTTCAATGAAGTTAAACAAAGGTTCATTCTCTAATATCACAACAAGTTCAGCAGGGGATCACTCTATTCCTTTGACTGCACGTATGCCAGGCGCAACATCACTTCCAACAGCTGTTGCATCTCCTGCAATGGTTATTGCTCGTATGAAACGTTTGTTAGACCAACAGCAGGTTGACTCACAAGGTAGATGGCTTGTTGTAGATCCAGTATTTATGGAAATCTTAGCTGACGAAGATTCACGTTTTATGAACGCTGATTTTGGTGAAGCTGGTGGTTTACGTAATGGTTTAGTCTTGAATAACTTCCACGGTTTCCGTGTATATACTTCAAGTAACTTGCCAGCTGTAGGTACAGGACCAGGTACTTCAGGTTCTACTAACCAAAATGTAAATTTTGGAGTGTTAGTAGCTGGACATGATTCTGCTGTAGCAACTGCTGAACAGATCAACAAGACTGAATCGTATCGTGACCCTGACAGCTTTGCTGACATTGTTCGTGGTATGCATCTATATGGTAGAAAGATTCTTCGTCCTGAAGCAATCGTCACTGCCAAATATAACGCAGCATAAGGGAGGAAATAACTTATGGCTACTTTAACTGCCCTCTTAGCACCAACTCGTGGTGTTGGCAACCCTTCACGTAAACCTTACATGCAAGAACTTACTATTGATCTGACTGCACAGGCTATTGACTGTTCATCTGGTGATATTGTTCAGTGTATTACCATACCCGGTAACACTGTAGTCTTGTCTGCAGGTGTACAAGTTGTAGAAAGCGCAACTCAAAACTCTGGGACTGACGCAACTGTCATTCTTGGTACTGCAATTGACGCTAACGAGTACGTTGCTGCATTTGACATTGATGGCGCAGCTGATCTTGCTTATGCTCCAACAGTTGCTCCTGCAGGTGTTATTGTATTGGCAACAGCTGATACATTAGACCTAACCTTTGCAGGTTCTGGTGCAACTTTCACTGCAGGTAAGCTTCGTGTATACGCAATGCTTATGGACGTAAGTGAAGTTGGTGACAAGACTGCTCAAGAAGCAGTACGTGATCAAGCTTAATTAATCACAATGAGTGGGCTGGGAAACTGGCCCACTTATACTTATGCATATAGGAACAAACTATGGGTATTACTACAGCGATGTCTACCAGCTTTAAGAAGGAATTACTTGGCGGTATACATGACCTTGATACAGACACTATTAAATTAGCACTTATTAAAGCTAGTCCTACTGGTACTTATAATGTAACTACAACAAATTATTCAGACATAACAGGTAACACTGATGAGTCTTCTGGTACTAATTACACTGCAGGCGGGGTAGTCTTAGCAAGCCCTTCTATTACAGTAGTCAATACCACTGCTATGGTAGACTTTGCAAATGCAGTATTCGCAGACGTTACAACAGCCACTTCAGGTTGTATCGTATATAATTTCAGCAAGGCGGGTAAAGCTTTGTGCGTGATTGACTTTGGTGGAACTACATCTGCTGTTGCTGGGGATCTTACTTTACAGTTCCCTGCTGTTGGAGAGAGTACCACTGTTATACGTATTGCGTAGGAAATAAAGTATGGCTATTATTCTAGTTTCTGCAGTATACGGATCAGGTAGGTTCGGTGCATCTGGTTACGGTGAACAAGACATAGTTCAAGTACTTGGCTCTGTATCTGCTACAGGTGCAGTTTCTGAAGATATTACAGAATTAACCTTGAACTTAGGATCTGTTACTGCTACAATAGTCGTAGATATTTCAGGAGCATCAGTAGCTGGGGTAGTATTTAACTTTGAAGCGGTTAGAGATCAATACAGCAAAAGACGTTCTATAACTATTCCAAGGGCAGCGTAATGTCTACTACGTCAGAAAGAACAGTACTTGTAACTGGTGAAGCTAGATTAGTTTTTGTAGGAAGACAACCAACATCTGCAGATAGAACTGTACATGCAAGTGAGGATATGTAAATGAGTTTCCGATGGCCTCTTAAAGACCCGGATGAACAACTAGACTACAGCGTAGATTGGTCACGTTTTCTTGTTAGTGCTACAATTAGCAGCGTTATTTGGTTTGTTAAGTCTAATACCTACAATGTTAAAACGCAACTAAACGCTGGTCAAAATCTTACTGCAGCTTCTGGTGGGGCGTTTACGGACACTATACAGAACGTATCACAAACTAACACAAGCACTGTAGCTACTATTAACATGGGTGCAGGTACAAATAATACAGAGTACACTTTCTTTTGTAGAATGATTGACACTACAGGCAGTCAAGCGGAACGTAGTATTAAGATACGAATAAAGGAACGCTAGATGGCATACGATTATATTGGCCTAGTGAATGACGTTAATCGCAGGCTTAATGAGGTAGAACTTACAGCTACTAACTTTTCTGCTTCTGTTGGCGAATACGCAATGGTAAAAGATTCTGTAAATTCTGCTATACGTTTTGTAAATCAGCATGAGTACGAATGGCCCTTTAACCATTCAGAAGCTGAAGAAACTCTGGGTGTAGGTACAGTACGTTATGCGTACCCTGCAGATGCTAAGACAGTTGTAACTAATAGCTTTCGTATTAAACGCAATGATACGCTAGGTAATGAAACACGTAGGTTGTCTGTTATATCATACGAAGAATACCTAGACAAATACATAGACGGTGAGTATAATACTTCAGCAAGTATGAAAGGTTTACCAAGGGACGTATTTAGGACACCTAACTTAGAGTTTGGTTTTGTCCCAGCGCCTGACAAAGAGTATGAACTGGTTTACGAATATTATAGACTGCCTATAGATTTAATTAGTTCAACAGATGTACCTAGTATACCAGAGCAGTTTAGGCATATACTAGTAGATGGTGCGATGTTATACGCATATATGTTTAGAGGCGAGACACAAGAAGCGACAATCATGCAGAGTCGATTCGAGAGTGAGATTAAAAGTATGCGTAGCCTTTACATTAATAGATATGATTATGTTAGATCTACCGTTATTTCACGGGCCAGTTCTTCTGTAACTTCTTCTGGGGTAACTTAATATATGGCAACCACACGCCAAACATACCCTATAGAATTTACGGGTGGGCTTATTACTAGTATGAGTCCGTTACAGCAGGGTATTAATGCACCCGGCTCTGCGCGTGCGCTTAAAAACTATGAGCCTTCTGTGCAAGGCGGCTACCGTAGGATAGAGGGTTTCAGTAAGTACAATAGCACTCTTATACCTCCGTATGGTGCTCCTGTAGTTCACGGCGCAAGTCAGTCTGGTACTGGTCTTATACTTGGTAACATCCATAAGACACCAGAGGCAGGTGACAAATTAACTATAGCTGGCGTAGAGGGTACATACACTATAGGCTCTGGCGGGGTAACTTTTGATGGGACAAATAACAGGGCTACACTAGTTGTTGCTCCCGCTTTAGATTCTTCGCCTGCAAACGCTGCAGCAGTTACTTTTACTTCTACTACAACTAAGCACCTTATAACAGGGTGTAGTGTATTTATAGATAATGTAATTGTATCTAGGAATGCAGATCTATTTAAAGTTTCTGGTAGTTCTATAGTA